TGACTAAGTAATGCCTAAGACTAAACTAGAAAAGATATTAAGAGAAAGAAAAGAAAAAGAAGCTGCTCTTAATAATATAGATATGCAAGCTCAAATGATGAAAGATGCTTATCAACAAGAAATGCAAACATCTCAAGAATTTGCAGGAATGCAAGACCAAGCATCAGCTATGATGGCTCAAGCATTACAAGAAGCACAAGAAACATCTCACGGTGCTGATACAAAAAGAAATGATGTTTCAAACAATGTTCAATTAGCAGCCTAGTGCTGCTTTTATTATGGTTAGATTAAGGGAAATCTTATGATAACCACCGAATATGTCCGAGCATTAAGACAAAAACTAAATGGTGAGAGAAGCAAACTCGTAAAAAAATAGGAAGGAAAAAGCTATGGAAGAATTAAATAGCTCAACACTTATCTCGGAAGAGATTGAAAACGATGAAGAACAAACATCACAAGAAAATGTTCAAGAGGAAGAAACTCCAGTTGTAGAAACTACTGAAGAAACTGTAGAAGAAACTACTGAAGAACAACCTCAAGGCAAATTCTATACTGACGAAGAATTTAATAAGGCAGTAAATGAAGCAGCCGATCGTAGAGTCGCACGTAAAATGAAAAAATATGAACGTGAGATGGATAAGTATAGGGACACTGAAAACGTCCTAAAGTCTCAAGTAGGTGGAGAAAATATCGATGAAATCAATGAGAACTTAAGAAAGTTATACACTGATAACGGTGTTGAACTACCTGAGAGATATGTTAGCGAAGATAAAGACTACATTAGATATCAAGCTGAAAGAGATAGTAAAGATATCATCGCTGAAGGTTATGAAACAATCAAAGAAGAAGCTGGCAAATTAGCTAATCAAGGTTATGATAACTTAAGTGAAAAAGATAGACTTATCTTTAATAACTTAGTCGATGAATTAAACCGTGAGGATGACGTAAAAGCATTAAAAGGTTTAAATATCGATCCTTCAATTCTTGAAGATGCCGATTTCGTAGAATTTAGAAATCAATTCAATAGAAATACATCTATTTCTAAGATTTACGACATGTATTCAGGAACTAAAGAAGAAACTGAAATTAAAACTCCTGGAGACTTAAGCAACAACTCTTCAACATTTGACAAAGAATTCTTTACTGATGAAGAAATCGAAAAAATGACTGACGAAGAAATCGATGCTAATTGGGAGAAAATAAGAAAGTCTCAAACAAGAAATAATTAAAATAGGAAAGGAATGATAAAATATGGCTATAACTGTAGCTAGTCAAAAAATTTGGCATAAGGCATATGAACATGCTTTAGCAACAATAACAAGTTTAAGAAATCATTGCGATTTCAAATATGAAAGGGACTCAAAGAATGCTGATACTGTATACATTTTAAATGCAGTAAAACCAACAGTACGTACTTATGTACCTGGTACTGATATCTCTAGAGATGCTGTAGATGCAACTAGACAAGAATTACCAATCAATCAATTTAGATATTTCAATATCGAAATGGATGATGTTTATAAAGCACAAACTGTTCCAGGAGCTTTAGAAGCTGCTGCTATGGAAGGTGCTAGAGCATTATCTGAAGAAGGAGACAAATATGTTGCTTCTATCGTTAAGACTGCTTATGAAGCTGGTACTATCGATGGTATTCAACACTTTACTCCAACTAAAGCTAACGCAATAGACAAGACTGAAGATGCTTTCTCTATATTATATGGAAAGAATAACAAAGTTACTGATTTCTATTGGTATGAGGTTGCTCCTTCATTCTTCAAATTCATTAGACCTAACTTAATCGAAGTATTAACTAATAACGTTGAATTAGCTAAGAAAGGTGTTGTAGGTACTTACGGAAATGCTAATGTTACTATTGAAAACTTATTACCAACTGGTAAATCAAGTGCTTCATTAAGCGAAGACGATTTAGTATACAACATTTTAAGAACTGGTCATGCAGTTGCATTCGTTGAACAAATTAAGGAAACTAAAGCTTATGAACCTGAGTCAGCATTTAGTGAAGCTATTAAATCACTTTATGCATTTGGTGCAAAAGTTGTTAGACCTGATGAAATCGTTGTAGTTCCAACTGATTTATAAGATAAGAGAGGGTAACCTCTCTTTTTTATCGAGTGATCTAGTGTGCAAGGGTGGTGCAATTCCACCTCTCTCGACCTTAGAAGGAGAAATTATGGAAAAAAAATTAGAATATTTTACAATTAAGCCAAGCTTAAGACAATATTATGGAGTAACCGTTCACAAGGATACTAAATTCGATGAAAAAACTGAAAACGGCATAGTAGAACAACATTTAGAAAATTTGACTCTTACAACCGTCATACACAAGAAAACTGAAAAAAACGATGAAATGCCTTATGAGATTGAAGAAGAGTCTAAAATGACTATTAAAATGCCTTCAGGAACTGTTTTAATATGGGATGAGAACGAAGGGTTCGTTATATCACCATATCCAATGACAACTTTAACAAAATTAACTAAGGAAATCGAAGAATTTAAAAAAGTATATAAAGACTCAAAAGTATAGGAGGGATAAATATGACTCTAAAAGAAATGAAAATTAAAGTATTCTCACTTATTGAAGAATACTACCCTGAATTAGAAGGTATGGCTGAGGATGAAGATGTTTTAAATAAGATCAATGGAGTAGTTAATTCTATTCAATTAGATTTAATGAAATATCGTAAATTACCAGCAAATACTGATATTGATATGGATATAGAGTCCGATAGAATAATCACTTTAAGCGATGAAATAAAAGATTTATATCAATTAAATAAAGTAATATTAGAGCCAACTGATAAATCAATATCAAAAGATTTTACTATGTTAGACGATGATAACATTCAAGTAAATGAAAATTTTGAAGGAAAAGTTAGAATTTTCTATTATAAATTCCCTAAAACTGCAAAGATTGAATTTGAAGAGGGAGAAGATAAAGACGAATATGATGCTAACTTTAAATTTGATTTAGACTCAGCATTATTAGAGGTTATGCCTTATGGTATTGCTAGAGATTTATTAAGATTAGATATGATTTCTAATTATGGCGAATATTTTGCTAAAACATATAACGAACTAAAACAAACATTAGACGGAAGAAGAACAGCAGGAATTATCAATATATATGGTGGAGATATTATTTAGAGGTGATGCATAATGGCTAAAACTAATAAGATTATAACTAGAAGCTACTCTAATTTTAGAGGTGTAGATTTTACTAATGGCCTTGTATCAAGATATCGTTCACCTGACTCTAAGAATATGTGGAAAAATTATCTTGATGATGACTGCATACAAACAAGACCAGGTATGTCATTAATCGGGGAATTCGGTTATGAGATATTTGGTCTCTTTTTTTATAGATTAAATAATACTACTCACGTTTTAGTTCATGCTGGTACTAAATTATATAAATGGAACAATTTCCCTAGTAGACCAGTACAAACTACTGTTCTTTATGAAAATATGAGTTTATTAAAATCAAATTATTTTGTATTTGACGATGTATTATTCATAATGGACGGTGTTAATTACTTAGAATATGACGGAACTACATTAAAACCAGTCGAAGGTACTATACCAATGACTACTTATGTAAGAACTCCTTCAGGACAAAATCAATTGGACTCAGGTCTTGATTATGATGAAATATATCAACCTGCTAACTGCTTAACTGGTATTCAACAAAACCAATTTGCAGGAGACGGAACATCAACTGATTATGTATTAGCTGCTCAAGGACTAGATCAAAACTATGCAGTATTTGCTACAGTAGATGGAGTAAGAATTGCTGAAAATGATGGTTTAACAGTTAATAGAGCTAAAGGTATAGTTACATTTACTACTGCTCCTACCGATGGTGCTAGAGTAATAATTCAATTTAGTAAGACTGAACCAGGAGAAAGAGATAGAATTCTTAATTGTAGAATAGTTAAAGAATTTGATAATCGTATATTCTTTGGTGGAAACCCTGATTATCCTAATAATATTTTCCACTGTGAATTAAATGATCCAAGATACATTAGAAATAATGCTACATATCCTATTGGAATGAATATAGCTCCTGTAAAAGCAATTATTCCAGGTAATAATGCTTTATGGGTTGTAAAAGAAACATATCAAAACAGTGCTAGTGTTTATTATATGACTAGGAGTGTTGATGCCGATGGCAGTGCTATTTATGTTTCTAATACAGGTAATATTGCATTAGGTTGCGAAAGTACTGGTGTTAATTTCAATGACGATATAGTATTCTTCTCAAAACTAGGTTTAGAGGGTTTCTCTTCTAACCAATTATATTCGGAACAAGTTCTACAACATAGGTCAAATATGGTTGACTCTAAAATGGTAAATGAAACAGCTTATCAAAATGTAGTACTTGCTGAATGGGAAGGATATTTAATGTGTTTATTTAACTCTCATTTGTATTTAGCTGATAAGAGACAAAAGTTCTTAGAAAATACTGATGTAGGTTATGAATGGTTCTACTGGGAATTACCTGTTAAAGAGGTAACAGTAGAAGAGACAACAACTAAATATCCAATTAATAATATGTTTGAATTTAGAGGACATTTATATTTAAGTAATGCATACGGTCAAATATATGAATTAACTGGTACTACTGATAATGGAGAAGATATCGAGTCTTACTGGACTACTTGTAAAGACGATTTTGATGCTCCTTCATATACAAAGACAACAAGTAAAAAGGGTGGAGTACTAAGCTTTAAGAAAATGGACAATGACGATATAGAAATAACATCTATACTAGACGGTGTTGAAAAGAAAACTAAAGAGGTAATAGATACTAAAGGTTATTGTGTATATAAAGTAAAGAATAAGAAATTTAAAGAAATACAATTCAAAATAAGTTCGGATAAACCATTTGGACTATTTAATATGGTTGTTCAAGGGTTTATCGCAGGATATGTTAAGAGGTGATTAATATGGCTATGACATTAAATAGTGAAGAACAAACTAGAGTAAATAATGTATATAACGAAAGAGAAAAAGCACTTGCTGAAAATAATTCGATGTATGAAGGCTTAATTAATAATGCAGGAGAATTAAGAGATCAGCAAAATGCTTATTTAGCTCAACAAGAACAAATTCAAAATCAAAACCTTGACCTACAATTAGAAAATCAAAAGCAATTAATAGATAAACAAAAAGAAGAAGCTACTCAAAGTAAGAAAGTAGAAGAAAATAAAGCATTAAATACTTATCTTGCATATACTAACCCTTATGGATCACAAGCTGAAGCATTAGCTTCTAAAGGTTTAACTGGTTCAGGGGTTAATTCCTATGAAAGATTAGGTGCTTTAGTTTCATATCAAAATAGAGTTGCTACTGCAAATGCAAATCTACAAAAAGCTATTGATAATTATAATTTAACTTATGATCAAGCAGTAAGAGAAAGAGATGTTCAAAAAGGTCAAAATGCATTAAAGAAACTAGAATTACAATTACAAGCAAATCAAGACTATATGAATACAGTTGCTAATTATAAACAAAATCAATTTAGTAATGCTCAAAGTATTAGAAATACCTATATGGATCAATACAATAACGTATATTCTCAAATACTTAATGAACAAAAACAAGCTGAAGCTGCTAGACAATGGGCTGCTGAATACCAATTAGCTAAACAAAAAGCAGCTTATCAAACTATACCAGGTGATAGTTCAGGAATATACGGAGACAATTCAGGTGGTTCAACAAACTATGATGATCCTAGATTAGCAATAGAGGTATACCAATTTACAAGCCCTACATTATCAGGAAGCGATAAGGAATGGTATAACAACAATTTTGAGCAACATTCTTACAAAGCTAAAGATTTACTATGGGTAGTAGATAATGCTGTAGCTGAAGGAAAATTAAGTGAAAAGGGTAAAGATAGAATACTAGACTCATATAGCCAAAATGCAAGTAGTAGATTTTCTTGGAACGGATATGGAAAATAATTAGAAAGGAGAACTTTCTATGGCAAAAGATTATAAAGAGAGTTTTTTAAGTCGTATTCAAAAAGAAAATAATGACGAATACGAAAGACAAAGATTAAGACAAGAAGCTCTTCAAAAACAAGAAAGAGAAAGACAAGAAGCAATTCAAACATCAAAGAACAATATTTTAACTAAAGCTGCTGAACGTGGACTTAATGTTAAATATGGTTCTTTGGGTACAACTATTGATAGTGAAGGTAATAAAGTAAAACAACTTGGTAATACTTTAGGCTTAGATAATAACATTAAAGAAATAACAAGTGGTAGTAGATTAAAAGTAGGAGATAAAAACACTCCTGAAAAGAACCCTTTACTAAATACATATAAAAAGCAAACTGATTTTGCTGATTTTTTAAATAGTGATGAAATAAAAGAAGAAAGAAATACACTAGCTGAATTAGGAAACCCAATTCAAACATTAGCTCCTCATCAAAATAAAACATATAGTTATTTTAAAAAAGCTGAAGGCAATGCATTACAACAAATTGGTGGAACTATATTAGATACTGGTGTAAATATTGGACGTGGCTTTTTAAGCTTTGTTGAAGGTATGGTTGATACTTTACCATACATAGAAGCTGATATTATTGATTTATTCCCTGGCGAAACTGCTAAAGGTGTAGCTAAATCAATGAGAAAAAGAGCTATGGTAGACTCAGTTGGAGCAATCTTTGGAGATTATGAAGATAATACTAAAAACCTTTTTGAAAGAAAAGTTTTAGACGATGGTTCATTTGACAAGAGTTGGGCTGAAAAAATTGATACATATTCAACTTTTGATCAAGGTATGGATCAAGTTGCTCAAGGTGTTGGACAACAATTAGCTACAATGGGTACTGTTGGTGTTATAAGTAAAGCTGGACTTACTCCAAAAATTCAGTCAACATTAATACAAAATGGTGTTAAAGCTGAAAAAGCAGCTAAAATTGCTGAGAGTGTAGCTACTGGTGCAACATCTTATTCATCGGCTTTTGGTAGTACATATAGTTCTCTATTAAATGCTGGATATGATGCTAAAACAGCAAGAGCACAAGCAAGAATATCAGGTTTTACTGAAGCTTTATCGGAACAATTACACGATGGAATACCTGGAACTAAAACTGCTGGATGGGCTGATAAAGTTTATGATAAATTTGCTAAATCTAGAGCTATGAAAGCAGTATTCAATAGTATTGGTGAAATGGATGAAGAGGTATTTAACAATGTTGTAATGACAGTTATTAATGATGTTTATAAAGCTCTTGATCCTGATAATGAATATTTAAAAAATAACGATAAATATACAGGGCATTTATTCCAAGACGTTTTAAACAATACTTTCTCCGAAGAAAGTTTAAATGAATATTTTAATGTAGCTTTAAGTTCTTTAATTACAAATACTGGTAGTATTGTTGGACAAAATATAAATAAAGAAAATATAATTAAGGAATATGCTAAAGAAAATAACATTAAATATGAGACAGCTGCTAAGAGATTAGGTATTGAAATTAACACTAATAATGAAATAACTACAAATAAGAGTAGATTATATAACGATATGGTTCAATCATTAGAACAAGCTAATGGTAGAGAACTATCGGAAACAAATAAAAGAGAAATACAAAATTTAGTTTATAGTATTAAAGATAGTAAGATTAATAAAGTGTCTAAAGAACAATTATTAGATTTGTTTGATACATATAAAACTGCTCAAACTGATGCATTTCAAGATCAAGCTATTGAATTATATCCTAATTTAAACGAACAAGATCGTGTTTTATATAATAATTTAATAAACGATATATCCGATATCATTTATGATACTGGTTTTAACGTAAGATTTAACCCTAATATGAATGTAGTTGCTAGAACTGAGGGAAATATGATTGAAATCAACCCTCCTACAACATATATGCCTATCAAAGAAATTGTAATGCATGAGATAGCTCATCATTATACAACAAATGGAACATCAAATTATGTATTAAATAATTTAAAGAAAAATGGAATGTATGAAACTATTAAAAAAGATTTATTAAGTATTAAAGATCAAAATGGTAATTCATACTATAACGAAAAAAATGTTGATGACGAGATAGTAGCAAGAGAATTAAGTAAAATCTTTGAAAACGAAAAGGCTACTAAGACATTATTTGACTCTAACCCTTCATTCTTTAAATCTATAGGAACTGAAATTCAAGCATTAGCTGCTAATTTAAGTTCTAAAAGAAATACAAAAGATGCTACATATTTAAATAAATTAGCTGGTATGTTTAGAAATGATTTCCAAATGCAAAATGACTCGTTAAAAGGAAATGAAAAATATACTGGTAAAACTAGTAAAGAAATTAACGAAGAATATAAAAGATATGCTAATAGTAAATATGACGTAGTTGACATAGATACTGACAATATGATTTACTATACAAAAGACGGAAACAAAAATGTTATTCCTAGTGATGTTGTAGATTATATAAAAGAAGATCCTAGAAAAGCTAAATATTTAAAATATACTGAAGATCCAACAATATTTAATCTACCTTTAAAAGCAATAGATGGCTTATTTTCAAAAGCTTCAGGAGAAGCTTTAAAATATAGAAATCAAGGAGAAACTACGGGTATTGCTGTATATGATAATTATTCTTGTGATTATGATATTTATGGCGAAGAAAACAATAATATAAAGCTATATAATGGAGGTGTAGATTATGGATCAAACTATGATACAGTTGTTAACTCAAGTGAAGAGTCAACTGGACAAAGTTCCAACAATTCAAGAAAAGGAAATGAAGCATTTCTTGCAGTTAATACAAACAAAGGAACAAGCGAAAGAGTTTCTAACATATCTCAAAACAGTGAACTTGGAAACAACAAAGTTCAGTCCACTACTAATCAAACTAAGAGAAATAATAAAACATTAAACCCTGCTGAAATAGCAAAACTTAAACCTGAAGACGCGAGTACGACTCCTAAACTTGAGGAACGTAAATATAATAAAAAAGGCGATGGTTTGAGCAAACAAGTTGAAACATTACAAAAATCTCAATTATTTACTGATGAAGAAAAGCAAAAAATAATTAATGAAGAAGAATTTAGAACATACGATAAAATAACTAATAAAGAAAGCTTAAATGAAGCATATGAAAAATTAAAAGAGGATGGTGTTACCGAAGCTCTTAGATGGATGAATGACAAGTCCGAAACAGCTAGTGCTACTGATATAGCTGAGGGTGTTATATTATTAAAACATTATGCTGATGCTGGAGATTTAGCTAGTATGGTAGAGGTTGCTAAAAAATATAGACAAATGAAGACATCTACTGCTCAAGCATTACAAGCAAGTAGTATTTTATCTCGTATGACTCCTGAGGGTATGGTTGCATATGCCCAAAGTGAATTAAGTGAAGCATTTGATCAATTAGTTAAAAACAAAACTAGAAAATGGATAGAAGAAAATCAATCTAAATTTGAACTAACCCCTGAAGAGGTTAGTTTTATTATGGACACAATGCAAAAAGTTGTTAATATGGAAGACGGCTATGATAAAAAAGTAGAATTAGCTAAAATACAAAAAGTAATGACTGATAAAATACCACCTAATTTTACTAAATCATTAAAAGGTTGGATGAGATTATCAATGTTATTTAATTTTAAAACACAAGTTAGAAACATTGGTGGTAACGCATTAATAATGCCAGTAAATGCTGGTGCTGATGTATTCTCAAGTGTTGCTGATAAAATATTGGCTAAGAAAACTGGTGTAAGAACAACAGGTTTAACTAATTTTAAAGCACAAGGTAAAGGTGCTATACAAGGTGGTAAAGAGTCTTGGAACGATTTCAAATTAGGAATTAATACTAGAGATATGGATGGTAATAGATTTGAAATTGGCGAAGGTAAATCTTTCAGTGATAAAACTGCCATTGGTAGAGGTTTAAATAAAGTTGAAAGTATACTTAACTTTGCTATGGATGCTGGTGATAGAGTGTTCAGCCAAGCAATATTTGAAAACTCTTTACAAAACCAAATGGCATTAAATAAAGTAGATAAACCTACACAAGAAATGATAGAAATAGCAACAACTGAAGCCTTACAAAGAACTTGGAACGATAATAATAAATATACTAAATTCGTTTTAGATGTAAGACGTATGTTAAATGATTTAATTGGTGGAGAGAACTATGGTTTAGGTGATGTCTTAATTCCATTTGCTAAAACTCCTGCTAACTTAACTAAGGCTATTGTAGATTATTCCCCAGTAGGTTTAGTAAATTCAATTATAGAATACAATAAATTAAATAAAGCTATTGATAGAGGAGAATTTACTGCTACTCAACAACATAAATTCGTCCAAACATTAGGTAAAGCAACAGCTGGAACTATTTTATATGTTTTAGCAACAGCACTTGCTAATGCTGGTGTAATAACTGGTAAGGACGATGAAGATAAAGACACTAAGAATTTTGTTAAAAATGTATTAGGATCTAATCAATATTCTATTAAAATTGGGGATAAATCATTTACTTATGATTGGGCTCAACCTATTGCTGCTCCATTCTCAATTATGGCTAATATAGCAAATAGTAAGAATAATAAAGAAACTGCTTTATTAGAAGCTGTAGTTGCTTCATTAGATACTGCTGGTAGTGTATTACTAGAACAATCATTCTTACAAAGCATTAATGACGTTTTAAATGATGATAATGGTTTTGTATCAGGTTTAATTAATGCAGTATTAGATTTACCTGCTAGAGCTGTTCCAACTTTATTTAAACAAGTTGCTGATTTAGTTGATCCTGTTCAAAGACAAACATTTGAATATGGTAAACCATTAAAAACTGCAGCTAATAAATTCTTGGTTAAATTGCCTGGTGCTAGTAAATTACTTGCTCCTAAAGTTGACACAATGGGTGCTGACATTCTTAAATATGGTGGAAAAAACAATATATTTAATGTAATGTTTAACCCTGCCAATGTTAATAAGAGTAATGTTAATGAGGTAGGTCAAGAAATATATGACGTATATAAAATGACTGGTGATGGTAGAATAATGCCAAGAGTTGCTCCTTATTACGTTAATCAAAACGGTCAAAAAGTCGTATTGAGTAATGAACAAATTGCTGAATATCAAAGAGTTGCTGGTAAAGAAATTGAAAAATCAATGAAAGAGGTTATGAATACTAACGATTATAAGAAAGCTAGTGATACAACTAAAGCATCTATTATTAAAAATATTGTTGATTATTCATATAACCTAGCAAGAAAAGATGTAGTCAAAATTGATATGCCAAGTTCATACGATAGAGTTAATAAAGTTATTGAATATGGTGGTACTGCAGGAGATTATTATTTGTATAATTCATTGCTTGATAAAGACGATACTACTTATACTAAGAATTTGAAATTAAAGAATTCAAGCATCAATTCTAAAGCTAAAGGTGCTATTTATGAGTCAGGTATTAGTAAATCTTCATTAGACTTATATAAAGTACTTAAAGAAAGTAATGTTAATATTAACGATTATTTAGATTATTTAAGTAAAGAGTTCTTAAGCGATAAAGATGGTGAAGGTAATACAATAACAGGAAGCAAGAAAGCTAAAGTTATTTATTATATGAATAACTATTCTAAATTAACATATGAACAAAAACTATTAATATTAGGTAGAGACTTTACACTAACTGATAGTGAACAAGCATATATTATAAATAGAATAAATAATTCTAAATTATCTAAAGACGAAAAACTAGAATTATTAAAATCATTAAATGGAGTTAAAGTTAATAATCAAGGTACAGTGAGGTGGTAAAAATGCAAGATCAATTTAGACCGATAACAAGTGAAGACCTTATTAGAAAATATAATTTAGGCCAATTACAAGTAGATAGAAAGAGAATATCGGTAATAGGACAACAACTTACTAAAACTGATGGTATACTTACTGATTTCGTAGAACAAACTACGAAAGACATAGAAGACATTCAAGACCAGCTAGATGGAAATATCACTAGCTGGTTTTATAATGGTGTTCCAACACTAAATAATGCCCCAGCAGTTGATTGGACTACTACTGCATTAAAGGACGATCATTTAGGAGACCTTTATTATGATCTAGATGCTGGTACTGCTTATAGATTTATTTTAGATAACGGTGTATATCAATGGAACTTATTACAAGACGATGCTGCTGCTCAAGCTTTATCAATAGCAAGAGCTGCACAAGATACTGCCGATCATAAAAGAAGAGTATTCGTAGTACAACCTACTCCTCCTTATGATGTAGGAGATGTTTGGTGGAATACTGCAAATAGTGAAATGTATAGATGTAGAGTTGCAAAAACTGAACAAGATACATTCGCATCTACTGACTGGATAAATGATTTGAAATATACTGATGACTCTACTGCTATTGGTTTAGTAAATGATTTACGAGCTGATATAGTTGAGGGATATGCTACTAAAACTGAATTAACTCAATCAACTGACTCAATAAATGCATCAGTTAAAGCATTAAGAGTAATAACTGATACTCAACATCAAATATTTGAAACAACTCCAACTCCACCATATAACGTAGGAGATTATTATATTGATAAAACTAATATGGAGGTATATGACTGTATAACAGCAAAAGCTGAAGGTGAGTCGTATAGTTCAGCCGATTGGGTTATTGATATGGAATTGACTGACTATGTTACTCAAGCTGGTGTAGGAATATTTGAAGATGCTATCAATATGGAGGTTAAAAGAAAAGTTGGAGATAATGAAATTATTTCTAAGATTAATATGACTCCTGAACAAATTGAAATTGATGCAAATAAAATTAGCCTTGCTGGTAAACAAATTAAAATGACTACTGATAATATTTCTATTGACTCAACCAATTTTACAGTAACAAAAAACGGTGAGGTAGAGTGCACTGATTTATATGCTCACGGAAACGTTAGAGTTGAAGGATATATAAATGCTACAAGTGGTTATATAGGTGGTGCTCAAATAGTTAATAATACATTAAAAATAGGAAACATTAATGTAGACACTATTAACGGAGATAAAGTTCAAGGTGGTACTTTAAACGGTAATAACGTAGCGATAACTAATATAAGTGCTTCAAATGTTAATACTGGTACTTTAAACGGTAATAACGTAAATATTACTAATTTAAATGCTTCTAATATAGTTGGTGGTAGTTTAACAGCTGGTCAAATTAACTACCAATACTATTCCGATGGTCAATGCTTCTTTAGAGTTGGTCCTGGATATGCAAATAACCCATATTTATCAGCTATCAATTTAGCTAGAGGACATGGTGGTATATCGTTTAGATCAAGCGACTCAGCTGGATCGGTCGGCTCTCAAAGAGGATATATTAGAATGACTAGTGATAACGGTGTTATGTATATTGATGCTGATAATGGTGTTAATATCAATGGAATTAAATTTTATGATAATTATGTCCATGCTGGTAATTTGGCATTAGGTGGTAATTACTTAAATGCTGATAGTGGAAACTTAAACTTAAATACAAATTCATCACATGCTGTATATGCAAATGGTACTCGTATTGGTGGATATAGTGATAAGAACACTAAAAAGAATATTAAAGAACTTACTACTGAAGATAAAGAAAAATTATTAAATGAAATAAGAGAATTACCTACATATAAGTATGATTATAAAAAGGAATATGGTGGCGAAACTGATAATTATGGTATTATCATTCAAGATTTTGAAGATAATGAAATATTAGGTAAAGCATTACATATAACTGAATATTTAGGAAATAAAAAATATAACCACGAAGATTTATCACAAATTGATTTAATATTAATACAAACATTATTAGATAAAATAGATAAATTAGAAGGAGAAATAAAGGACTTAAAAGAAAGGAATGGTGCTGAATGATAAAGTACGATAAGTTTACTAAACAAATTCAAATGAATAGAGGAGACTCAACTACATTTAAAATTAGTGCTAAGGACACAGCTGGTGATCCTTATACATTTAAAGTAGGAGAAAAGGTAAAACTATCCATAACTGAAAAGAAAAACGAAGATAAAGTTGTTTTTGAAAAGGAAATAACAGTTGATACTGAAGGTTTATATGTAAATATTCCAATATCTTCGGAAGAAAGTAAGATAGGAGATATTATAAGTAAACCTACAACATATTGGTATGAAATATCAGTACTTACATTAAATAATGAAATTCAAACCATAATTGGTTATGATGACGATGGTGCTAAAGAATTTATTCTTAACCCTGAAGCAGGTGATGTAGAATGATAAATGGACAAATTGATATACTTGAGATTAATGGCGAGATTAATGATTATATATCGTTAGAAGGTACACTTTTACCAGTTGGACCTAAAGGTGATAAAGGTGATCCTGGTGAACCTGGTTTTAGTCCTCAAGTAGATATAACAAAAGTAGGAAAAGTTACTACATTAACAATAGTAGACCAACAAGGGCAACATCAATCACAAATATATGATGGTGTTGGTGATATGGAAAAATCGGTTTATGATACTGATAATGACGGAATAGTAGATAATGCTGAAAAAGTTAATAATCATACTGTTTTAACTGATGTTCCTGCTGATGCTGTATTTACTGATACAACATACACGGCTGGTACAGGTATAGAAATAACATCAGGGAACGTTATTAATAATACTCAAACAAGTGCTGAATGGGGAAATATTACTGGAACACTATCAAGTCAAACTGATTTACAAAATGCTTTAGATTTAAAAGCTGATGCTAGTGGGTTGGCTACTGTTGCTACAACAGGTTCGTATACTGATTTATCTAATAAACCTAGTATTCCTACTAAAACAAGCGATTTAAATAATGATAGTGGTTTTATTACTAAAGCTGTAAATGATTTAACAAATTATTATACTAGTTCAAACACATATACTAAAACTGAGGTAAATAATTTAATTGGTCAAATAAATCAATTCAAGATTGAGGTAGTACAAACACTACCAGTAAGTGATATTGACACTCATACTATTTATTTATTACCAAAAACAGGTACTACTGGAGATGTATATGATGAGTACTTATATATTAATAATGCTTGGGAGGTAATTGGTAGTACTGCTACTGATTTAAGTGGGTACTATACTAAAACTGAAACTGATACATTATTAAGTGCAAAACAAGGAACTTTAACAGCAGGATCAAACATTCAAATTAATAATAATACTATTTCAGCAACTGATACTACATATCAAAGTAAAACAGCGAGTCAAGGTGGAACTGATGTATCATTAGTAACTACTGGAGAAAAATATACTTGGAATAATAAGAGTGATTTTAGTGGTAGTTATAACGATTTATCAAATAAGCCAACTATTCCTGATGAACTTGCTGACTTAAGTGATGACTCAACTCATAGATTAGTAACTGATACTGAAAAGACTACTTGGAATGGTAAACAAGACGCATTAGTAAGTGGTACAAATATTAAGACTATTAATAATACCTCTCTACTAGGTAGTGGAGATATAACTATTCAAGCAAACCCTGAGGTTGCTATTCAAACAACAACTCCTACTAATGATGAGGTTTTATGGATAGAACCTAGTTTAACTCCTACAATAGCAGGAAATAAAATTGCTGTTGTTAGTGGTATTGTCGAGGTAGATGGCAGTTCTTCTTCAAATATTTTTAGTACAAGTGTTAATTATCCTTCAGGTTTTAATAGAGATAATTGTGTTGTTATAAGTGTTATGTCTAATAATAACGGTGCTACTAATTTAAGTTGGAGTACCCCTGGTTTAGATAGAGCGTTAAATTATGTTAGAGGTAATATTGGAACTTTTGCTTCACTAAATGAAAGTGATATTACATTATCGGTAACAAAAATAGAAGGTTCTACGACCAGTCCAACAATAAATATGAAGGCTGTTTTAATGAGAATTAGTTAGGAGGAATAATATGAAATATTGGTACAATAATCAATGGAACGAATTAACATTAAACGCATTAGACGGTATGCCTATCGGCTCTATTATTCAATTTGCTGGTAGTGTAATACCTACTGGATGGTTAATATGTGATGGTTCAAGTTTAAGCGAAGAAGAATATCCTCAATTATATGATGTTATAGGACATACTTACGGTGGTAGTGGTCTATCATTTAACTTACCAAACTTTAAAGGTAAAGTTTCAATAGGTAGAGATACCAGTGATACTGACTTTGATACACTAGGCGAAACTGGTGGAGAAAAAACACATACATTAACAGTTCAAGAAATGCCTAAACATAGTCACGGAGTATTCTATACTGATACTGGTGGATATGGTAGTGTAGCAAGAGTAAATGCAAGTGGTTCTCAAACTCCTACAACTGAAACTGGTGGTAGTCAAGCACATAACAACTTACAACCTTACTTAGTAGTAAACTACATCATCAAAGTAAAAAATACTACTCCAACAATGGCTAGTGTAGTAAATGCTACTAATAGTTCTACAGAAGACGCTTATAGTTGTAGTTATGTAAATGACGCTGTTAAATATGCGTTACCTAAGATGACAAGTGGAGCACCAACATTAGTTGGTTATTATGGTCCTTCAAAGAAACCTATTTATGAATATTATTTTAATGCAGGTGCTTTGCCTAATAATTCAACAAAAACTTTTACTTATAGTTTGCCTAATTTTGAAAGTATATTAGACGCTCGTTTTTTAGCATATAATTCCAGTACAACATTACCTTTACCTTATGTAAACTCTAATTTAACATATAATAATTATTGGATCACGATAGAAGGTGTAACTTCTTCTAGTGTTCAAATAGTAACAGGTACAAATAGAAGCGATTTTAATTTATGGTGTATAATAAAATACGTTGCTACTAGTGAAATAACTAATTAGGAGGTACTGAATGAAAGATAATTTTGAAACTGAGGTGCTAACTAGATTAGCAGTAATAGAGTCCAAACTGGACGACTATAAGGAAATTAAAGATACTGCCCTAGAGGCTCATAATCTATCTAAAGACAATGAAAAAGAGATAGAAGAAATAAAAGATAAAATGAAATGGCTTAGTAGAACTTTAATAGGAGCAATTATTACTGCTGGAATAGCAATACTATTTGCTTATATTAAAATAGGCTTAAATTTGACATAATTAAACAATAAACATATAATACCTCTCCTAACAGGAGGGGTTGTATGTTTGAAATGTCTAAAAGTAAATATGATTATATACTTAAAAATGTTATATTTAACATTCCTAAGAAAGAAAAAGAGATATTCAAACTATTAGTACAAGGATATAACGCAGTAGAAATTGGCGATAAAATAGGAATGGCTGAAAGAACGATTTATAGAAGAAAAGAAAGTATTAAGAAAAAGATTATTAATCTTATCTAATACTTTTTTTATTTGCCATATTCCTGCCAATGTTATGACAAAGTTATGCCACGTAGTAGTTGATTTCTATTCAATATCTAATACAATACATCGCAGAAAAGGGATGATGAGTATGACGTAGATATGGAGGAAATATGAAAGAAATAATTCAAAATATTGCAGCTATGATCGATTTAAAAACAATCGTTACGTTAGTTGTAGTAATAGCATATACAGTAATGGTATTTATGGGCATAGTACAACCTGATTATAAAGATTTAGTAATTATGATTTTAACTTATTATTTTGCTAAACCAAAAGTTGAAGAAACTAAGAAATAGGAGGACATATGGCAAAGAAGAAATATATACCAAATGTAGTAAACAAAGTAATAGAAAGTGGTAATCATTGGGAAACTGATCCTTTTGAAGAAGGGGTACATAATGGAGAAGATTTAATTAATCGCACTCCAACAACTAAAGCTAAAGCTGATTGGATAGTAGCTATTGAAAAAGGTAAAGTAGTTTATACTGGCTATGGCAGTAAAAGTGGTTATTATGTAAGAGTAAAACATGCTAATGGCTATTATAGTGAATATAAACATTTAAAAAAAGGTACAATAGTAGTACAAACTAACCAAATGGTAGCTAAAGGACAAAGACTAGGATATATGGGTGATAGTGGTAATGCTCAAGGAGTACATCTTCATTTAGCAATAAGACCTAACTTAAAAACATATATAGATCCATATCCTTATTTAATTGGAGAAAAGAACTTTGATAATACTTGGCCTACTGGAGATTATATTACTTTAAAGAGTAAATATATAAGATTAACTCCAAAAGTAGCAACTAATAATTATGTTAAGGTAAAAGAATGTAGACCTGATATTAAACCATTATTAACATCTAATAAACCTAACGATAAAGCTAGATTTAAAGTTGGTGTTAAAGTAACAATAACAGGTTTTTCTACCGATAACAAAGGTAACTTATGGGGAAAACTAAATAATACTTGGATATGTGTATGGGATAGTACAGGTAATCAAGTAAAAAAGGTGTAATATGATAGTCTATACTGTATATTTAAAGAAAAGTGGTACATATGTTAAGGGTGTAATATGCAAAAACCAAGAAGAAATTAATACAGTTATTGATAATGCTGACGAATATGAGGAATATTTGGTTATTGCAAGAAACCTAGAGTTAAATATGGACTTTCCTCTAGAAAGAGGAACTATAAATCATACAAGTAAAAGGAGAAAACTATAATAATAAATGAAATTAGATATGACTAAAAGTAAGGTGAAGGAATTTTTAAATGAATTTTATCTTACTGAAGAGGAAAAAGAGGTCTTACAATTATGGTTAGAAGGTAGATCAATAGTTGAAACAAGTCTTATAACGCATTTATCTATATCTACTATAACTAGAAGACGTAAAAGTATAAGGGAAAAATATAATAAATTTAATGAATATAATATGACTAAGAGGTGATGAAAATCACCTCTTTTTTTGTGCAATAATTTAAATAGAAAGGATAAGTACTAGGTTATTTTAAAACAATTACTGCGTATTTATTCTTTTTTTCTTTTAGGAGGATATATGTATCAAGATTATGAAAAAATGAAAAACGATTTACAAAATCAGCTTCAATCGTATCAATATAATACTGAAATGTATGATTTAAAGAAGCTTAATAACGAAGACGAGGCTGAAAATATATTTGTGCTGAGAAATACTGTATTTCTAGGTAATAATCGTATGCAAATTAAGAAACTAGATGGAACTATTGAAAAGTATAAAATTGAAAAATACTATCCAATAGACGAGAAAGACGAAATGATTAAGGAACTTAATAAAAAAGTTGAAGATTTAGAAAGGAGATTAAATAATGAACCTACAAAATGTGTTGAGTCAAATTCAGGGATCAACAAACCCGATGCAAATGATGATGAACATGTTGAACCCGAGTCAAAAGCAATCGTTGAGTCAATTCCAAGCGAAGAGTAAAGAAACACAAGCTCAAGAGATTGCAAATATTTGTAATGCTAAAGGTATTTCAAAGGAAGAATTAAGTAAAATTATGAATTCCTTTATGAAATAATAGAAAGGAGAAACAACTATGAACGGACAATTAAGTGCTGCTGATGTAATGGCTTTAACTAACAACGATACCTTTGGTGGAGTTGGTGGGTTTGTGCTTTTATTTATCTTCTTAATGGCAATTTCAGGTAATGGTTTCGGTTGGGGTAATAATGGTGGAGTTAGCCAAATGGCTACTGCCGATTTATTATATAACCAATCAACTGATGCTGCTATTAGAGGTTTAGCACAAGGTCAATGTGGTATTACTGATACTATTTTAAATAATAAGTATGATAATGCTGTATTAATTAAAGATTTATCAAATCAAATGTCTAACAGTGTAGCTGCATTAGGAAATCAAATTTCTAATCAAACATCTACAATCACAAATCTATTCAACCAACAAACTATTGATGGTTTAAGAGATAAATTAGATACTACAAGAGCTGAGTTATCTAATGTTAGACAAACTGCACAAATTACTGAAAACATTTTAAGTAATTTAGCTACTACTGCTCCAAAACCACCTTGCTACTATGGTTGTGGCTGTGGATCTTCCCTTTATTAAAAGGTTGACTTATACTGACTAGGCTATAAGTCTAGTCTTTTATTATAGAAAGGAAATAGATATGAATTGTAATACAATAATATGTAGTAATTTAACCACTGGTACTAATAATGTAGTATTAATACCTAATCAAACAATTAAAACAGTTGAAAATCTTGATAATTATAGATTAGTAATAGCTTGTAATATACCTGAAGCTACTGCTAATTATCCTGTTTTTATCCAAGTAGGTGAAAATAATATACCAGTTCTATGTAAGTATGGTAACCAAGTTTTAGCTAATCAATTAAATAGAAGAACTAATTATCCTATAGGATATGGAAACGAGAATACTGGTTATACTAACGGCCAATTTGTCATATTAAGTTGCTGTGGACTAAATAAGAGAGGAACTGTGAGTGAATAATGAAAAAATATTTAGATATGATAGTCAATAATGGTAGAAAAGAAGACATGGACTGTCTAGGAGAGATGTTAATAAAATTAATAGAAGACTCGGATGACTCTAAAAAATATGAACATAAAATAATTGGTATGGCATATAACTATTCAATACCTGACGAAATGGCTGTTGAAATCGTTAATGAAATGAAACCTAGAGGCGAGGTATGGAATAAAGACACTATAAGTGGGGTAGTGGGAACTGTTCCTAATTTAAACGATATATATGTTGTTATGAATTCTCTAGTAAACGATTATGGAAATGTAATACCTATGGAAAATGTTGATACATATAAAGAAATGACTAATGCGTGGTTAAATGATATAGACGGACATCATAATAAAGTATGGTGGTATTTCGTAAAATAAAAAAAGACTAGGAAACTAGTCTTTATAATTTTTTAAAAATATTTTTGTAAAATCTTCATTAGGATATACTTTTTCAAACTTAATTTGTGCTTCTTTCATAAAATATACTTGCATTATTCGATCTACGTGGTATTGCTCGTGGCATTTTCTACATAAAGGAATACATAAACCCCACCTCATAGAATTTTGTCTATTTCGCCCCATAAATACCTCATTAATATCGTCAGCTAAAATATTACTATGAATAAGACAATGATCTAGGTCTTCCGTTAGTATAGAAAACCTATTTTTTTCTAATTTTGCCAATTTGTTTGTTTTATTTTTCATAAAATACCTCCTAGAGTTAATTTAAGGTACAAATTAGACACTTTCTATATATAAATATATAAATATAAGTAAAATATATAAATAATGTCTAATTTAATTATAAAATCAATTTTTGACAAAATCAAATATTTCATATATACTCCACTACTTTAAGAGGGGAGGGGAATAGTGTGAATTATGGTTATTTAATAATTTATAAAAAGAATAATGGGAATCTTCTTTATCGATCAGTAAAAAATTATCCACAATATCATAAAGGAGATATTACGTCTATGGGTTGGACAGTTATTGATATTCAAAGATTGTATAATGGCAAAATATATTCAGTAAATCAATTTGATAATATGTTAGTAAGAAGAGATAAAATACATAATATATTAACACTTGTTGGGAGAATAGATTATGCTACTCTACTCAAATTAATGTTAATTGGGGTAGTGTTATACATTATTTGTGTAAAATTATAAAAATTAATAAAAAACTATTGATTTATTAAAAATCGCATAGTACAATTAAAGTACAATTTAGGAGCAATATTGATGGGTTTATTGCTTTATTCTTTAGGAAATATAAGTTAACATAATATATATGTTAACAAGTTATAGCCTTAGGAATGAGCAACCTAGGGCTTTTTTGTTGTTAGAGAGGAGATTATATGGAAGAAAACTTAAGAAAGAAAATTAAGATTAAATTAATTGATAAGAATATGAATATTACTGATTTAGCTAAGTCTATTGGAATAGGTCAAGCAACTTTATATAGAAAGTTAAATAATGTTGACTCATTCAAATTAAAAGAAATAGTTGACATCTTATCAATGTTAGATTGCAGCTTTGAAGAATTATTTAAATAGCAACAAGGAGATTATATGGAAGAAAAACCAAATTACTTTGCAATTATTCCAGCAACAGTAAGATACGATAATAATTTAAAAGCTAATGAAAAATTATTATATGGAGAAATAACTGCATTATGTAATAAAGAAGGGTTTTGTTGGGCTACTAATAAATATTTTGCTGATTTATATGACGTAGAAAATGAAACGATTAGTAGGTGGATAACTAATTTAATTAATAATAATTATTTAGATGTTCAATACCAAAATGATAATAGGAGACTATTGATCATAAAATCAATACCTATTGATCAAAAAATCAATACCCTATTGATCAAAAAGTCAAACATAATAATAAAAGATAATAATACATATAATAATAAAGAAGAAAATAATATAAAAGAAGAAAGTATTTTTGATTATTATCAACAAGAGATTGGACAACTATCTCCTAACCAATATGAACTTATAAATTCTTATATTGATAAGTATGGAGAAGATAAAATCAAAGAGGCTATAAATACATCTTGTAATAACAACGTAAAAACTTTTAATTATTTCAGTAGTGTTCTTACTAATGGAAATTATAAAAAATCAAAAAACAGTCCAATTCCAAATTGGATGGATAAAGACAATAAAAGTGAAAGAGTCAGTGAAGAAGAATTAGCTGAGCTCGAAAAAGAATTTGAAATATTTAATTAGGAGGTTATATGAAAAAAACACAAAAAGAAATTATATTAGAGCATTTAAAGATGCACGGGCATATTAATTCCCTAGTATGTTTTATTAAATATCGTATTACTGACTTACAACATTCAATTTATGAACTACGCAAAGAAGGATATAACATCACTGACGAATGGAAAAAGAGTAAAGGGGAATATGCTAACAAATATAAGGAATATTATTTAAAGGAGGACTAATATGACTGGCTTATTAATTTGTTTAATTATTATATGCATAAGTTTTGTATTACAAATAATTATATTAATTCGTATGTATGACAAAGATACTACTGAATTAAACGATATTATTATTCAACAAATAAGAGAAAACAACAAATTAAAAGTTCAAAATTCAGCACTAGAAACTGCTTTAGATTTATCTTTAAAATCAAATTTTGAAGAGATGTTTAAAGAAGATATTGAAGAAAAGAAAAAGCCTAAAAGAAAGAAGGCTAAATAATGAACTTTGATTTACCTGAAGAGATAACAACTAAATTAAGAGAATACTTTGAAAAGTTATTAAAAGAATATTATGGAGATAATGTTCACTGGACTAGCTATGGTCTAAAAGGCTTTCCCACATATCATTTAAAAGTATTAAAAGATATACCAAGTTGGCCAAATAGTGATGATCCAAAAATAAAAGAATTAAAGACTAAAGTTATAGATAAACAATATACAATTAGTTTTCTAGTTCATAAAGAAGAGGAGTAAGTATGGAAGATATAGTAAAAGAAAATAATTTATCATTATATAACGAATTAAAGACTGTTCCTGAAGAAGCGAAGAAAAGAATAACAGGCGGTCGTTTAAATGGTATGACTGATATTAAGCCAATGTGGAGAATTGAAAAATTAACTGAAACATTCGGCCCATGTGGTTTAGGTTGGAAAACTCAAATTGTTAATAAAGAAATAATTGAGGGAGCTAACGGAGAAAAAATAGCTATTGTAGATATTAAGCTATATTTTAAACATAATGGCGAATGGAGTGAAGGAATTGACGGAACTGGAGGATCTTCATTCGTAGCAAATGAAAGTAAAGGCCCTTATACAAGTGATGAGTGTTTTAAAATGGCATATACTGATGCTTTATCGGTAGCTTGTAAATCATTAGGTATGGGAGCTGACGTTTACTGGGGAGACAGTAAATACCAAAAACAAGAACAAAAAGTTGAAACTAAAACAAATAAAAATACAGCTAGAGAAGAGTTAATTAAGTATTGCACTGATAAAGGTTTAGATATGGACGAAATTGGTAAGACTTATAAATTAACTAAAACATCTACTGAAGAAGATTATAAAAACGCATTAAATAAAATTAAAGGAGAATAGATAAATATGAAAAAGAAATATACATTAGAAGAATTTAGAGAATTTTATAAATTAAAAATGAGAGAAACATTAGAACAATTATCAAAGGACTACGAAGAACAAGCAAGTAAAAACGAGGATGTAGACGGAGTAAGAAAAGCTATGAGTGCACTTGCTTACCAAATGACTTGTATGATGGCTTTAGTAGAAATGGAAAATAAATTATTTGAAGAAGAACAATAGAAAGAAGGAAAAATAATGAACCCATTTATGTTTACACCTAGTCCTGAATGGACAAGAGTAGAAATTAAAACTAAAAATGAATTAAAAGCTGGCGATATCGTAACTTTAAGAAACGGAGATCGTTTAGTTTTTAGAGATTTTGATTATGATAAATTTGTAGATTTATCGGACGAAAACGACAATTTTATAAGTGATTTAAATGATATTACTGATGATTTTAGATATAAAGGAAATTGTAGAGATAATGATATTGTCAAAGTAGAAAGAGCTAATAATTATCAAACAATTTTTAAAAGTGAAGATATTCACGAATTAACTGTTGAAGAAATTAGTAAAATATTAGGATACGATGTAAAAATCGTTAAAAATCACAAATAATGCAAAAAAGTGTAGAAGAAGATAGAAATAAGTATTTAGGTGGTAGTGATATACCTATCATAATGGGTATATCACCATTTAAATCGTACTATCAATTATTAAAAGAAAAAACAGGTATAGAAGAACCTGAAAAAGTAGAAAACGAATACGTTGATTATGGAAATGAAATGGAGTCTAAAATACGTGAATATATTAATCAAGAAACTAATTCTAATTATGTAGAAGATAAATTGATTGACGGAGATATAAGATGCCACGTGGACGGAATTAATAACAACGATATTCTAGAAATCAAAACAACAAGTAGAGTTCATAAAAGAGTTAGAACGTATAAATATTATATAGTTCAATTACTATTTTATATGATGAATTATTGTTCAGCTCACGGTACACTTGCTGTTTATGAAAGACCTAAAGATTTTAATACTGAATTTGATCCTGAAAGACTTAAAACGTATGAAATATATATAGACGAGTACGAAGATTGGGTTGAGGAAATAAAACAAGCTATTGATAGATTTAGGAGAGATAAAAAGAGATTAGAAGAAAATGTTTTATTAGGGGAGGATGATTTTAAATGAAAATAGTTCACGAATATCCTACTAAAAGAGAACAAGATACATTAAATTTTATTATTCTATTTATTAAAAACAATTCTTTTCCACCAACTATTAGAGAAATAGCTAGGGGTTTAAATTTAAATTCTCCAGCTACAGTTCAAACTTACGTTGATAATTTGGAAAAGAAAAAATATATCAGTAAATATAAAAAAGGAGCAAGAACAATTAAAGTTCTTAAAGGAGTTGATTAAAATGTTAAGAATAACAGCTGATAGAATAAAAATTTGGAAAAATCAAAAAGAAGACGGTACATACAATTTTACTTATTCAATTTCAAGTAAAAATCAAGACGGAACATATTCTTATATGAGTAAGAAAGTAAGATTTATGAAAGATAAAGAACCTGAAGACTCTTGCGAAATTATGATTAAGGATGCGTTTCAAAGCTTTTTCACTATGAATGAAAAACAATATGATTATTTAATGATTTTAGATTATGAATTATTAAGTGAGTCTAAATCAGTAAGTAGTGAAGAGGTAGTTATTGAGGATGACGATCTACCATTTTAAATATGAAGAAAAGACAAAAAATTAGCCATATTGAATTATTACAAGAAAATCTAGATGTATTAAGAGTTGTTTGTGAATGTGGACATACTAAAAGAATACCTGTATTTGTAGATAGTGTTATTTGTAATCAATGTGGGAGAAAATTAAAAAACAATTCAAAAGCATATTTTACTTATAAATTACGAAAGGAAATAAAGAAGCTTGAAAAAAATTAAATTATTATTGTTATGTATAACAGTGGGGTTATTTGGTTTGATAATACTAATAAGTGGTTCAATGTCGAAAGAGGAAGAACAAAAAGAGGTTGAAAATACAACACAAACAACTATTCCAACAACAACGACTACGACAACAACAAAAAAGGCTAAAAAGGTGGTTAAAACTACTAAAAAGAAAACAATTAAGAAAGTTGCAACTGCTACTTATACTGAATATCAAAGTTATGCTCGACAATATGGAAATTATGACGAGAAACAAATGAATTGTTTAATTAATTTATGGAATAGAGAGAGTGGTTGGAACCCTAATGACGTAAATAAAAAGAGTGGAGCTTGTGGTATTCCACAAGCTTACCCTTGTAAAAAAATTAAAGAGCAACAAGGATCGAATGATTGGAAAGCTCAAATACGTTGGGGAGTCAATTATATAAAAACTAGATATCACGGAAAACCATGTGAGGCTTGGGAATATTTTCAAAATCATAAGCCACACTGGTATTAGGAGGATATATATGAAAAAACCTAAAAAAGAATTCAATGAAATTAAAAATATATTACTTAAAGTAAATATGGAAGAAAAACAACTTAAAGCAAAATTAAAAGAAATACAAGATTTTAAAATGAATGCTTTGTTAATATTAGCAAATTCAAAAATGTATGATGATTTAAGAGGAAATAATAATGAATAAATTTGAAGATGTATTAGATTTAATTAAAATTGTATTATGTGGAATAATTCCATTTGCGTTATTTGTAATAATAGAACTTTCTATAGATAACGCTTTTAGAAAAAATTGTGAAGCACAAAATGGAACATATATACAAGAAAATATGGGTTTTGGTAAAGGACATTGTGTATTAATAGGTAAAGATAATGATAGTTAATGATAAAAATAAAAAAATGTACGAAATAGAATTACCTAATGGTAAAAACATTAAATTATGGTTTATAGGAAAACAATTAGAATTATTACTAAACGCATATAATATACCATACAAGGTTGTTAAGAGGTAATAATGAATAAAGAATTAAGAGAAGATTTAGAACATTTAATAATATGTAAAGATAAAACAATAACACAAGATTTAAGAGATGATATAAAAATGACTTTAGATTATATTGATAGTTTAGAAAATGAAATATTAGAATACAAAAGTATAGAAAAACAATTATTAGAAAGTATCAATGAAAAACATAACATAATAGATAAAGCAATAGAATATATAGAAGATAATATGAGTTATGTTGTCAAAGGAAATAAAGAATATATACCAACAGGAGAAGATTTATTAGATATATTAAGAGGTGAAGAATAATGATATATGTAGGTTATCAAGGAATAGGCAAATCAAGTATAGCAGGAAAAAATAATTGTATTGATTTAGAAAGTGGTAATTTTTGGGTAAATGATACTAGAAATGAGAATTGGTATAAAGAATATGTTAATATAGCACAACATTTATCTAATCAAGGTTATAAAGTATTTATGAGTTCTCATAAAATAGTTAGAGAAGAATTAAATAATCGTGGAATAAACTTTATCGTAATATGTCCTAGTTTAACATTAAAAGAACAATGGGTTAAAAGATTGCAAGAAAGATTTGATAGAACAAGAAGTACAAAAGACTTTAAAGCATTAAAAAATGCAGAAGAAATGTATGAAGAAAATATCAAAGATTTAACAAGTGAAAAAAATACAATAGTAATTACAACAATTGATTATGATTTATTAGATATATTAAGAGGTGAAGATAATGAAAATACTTAATATTATTATAGATAGGCTTAATAATGAAGAATAAAATCATTAAACTACTAAATGATATGTTAAAAGAAATTGAGTGGGCTAAATCAACTAATGACGAGATGCATACAACAGCTAGTTTAAATATAATTGCACAAAAAATAATAGAGATTAAGGAGGTATTAAATGAGGATCCTTCAAGACACGACATACGAGGTTTGGTATATAAAGGAAAATAAAACAGTATACATATACCCACCTTGTAAAGTAAGACATTTAATAGAAATAAAACAAATGTTAAAATACTACGATTTAGATATCAAAAATATAGTGGTTGGGAGACGTTATGAAGAGTATTGGTAAGATAGTAGATACATCAATCAATTATATTACTAAAATGCCTAAAATAACCTTAGAAATCACTAATAACGACATATTTGACGAAGACGAATTCAATGAATTAATAAAAAAAGATGCTATCAACATAGAATTATCAAAAATAACTAAAAAAAGAAAAATATCTCAAAATGATATGAGTTGGGTTTTACAAAAAAGACTCGCTAAAAAGTTAAATTTAGGTAATGAAGAATTACACGAAAAAATGATTAAAGAATATAGCGATTATGATATTATAACGATGCTTAAAGAAATAGATCCTGGTAAACACTTTGATTATTACGACATTATAGATACTAGAACAGCTCCAAATGGTAAAGAATATACTCTTTATAAAGTATATGTTCCGTCTAGAAAAATGGACACTGTCCAATTTGGTAGATTTATGGACGGAATAATTAAAGAGTGTGAGGAAAACGGAATTCATACTGTAAATGAAAGTAGTAATTGATTATAAATTTGAAAATATAAATACTTATATCAATCGTTGTAGAACTAATTATTATTATGCTAATAAGATTAAACAAAAAGAGACTGAAATTAGCAAATATGAATTCAATAAGATACCTAAAATTGATAAATACCCTATTGAATTAATATTTACTTGGCATATAAAAAACAAATTAGCTGATCTTGACGGTAAACTACCTAAAAATATCATAGATGGTTTAGTCCGTAGTGGTAAAATCATTGACGATAACGTCAAATATATTCAAAAAATAACTCATATATACCAAGAAGATAAAAAAGAGTTTGTAGAAATAGAGATTAATACATTAAATAAAGAGGAGGTTATATGATACCCGACTTAAAAGAGATTAGAAATAAGATACTCGAAATAGATAATCGAATAAATTTCTTATTAGAGAAAAAAGAAATCAATTTTAAGAAAACTCAACCAGGTAGTCCACTATTAAAAGAGACTATGGTTGATACCAGTAGGAGTATAGTAGATAAATTCGCTTTATATATGATACACGACGAGGAACTCGACAAAGAGATACAAGAATTACGAGATAATCTCATAATTTGGATAAAGTATTATAACGAGGAAATAAAAAGATTGCATAAGTATAATGATCTCTTAATGATTGAATTCCTTAAAAACGAATTAAGTTGGAAATGGGAAGAAATAGATAATTATCTACATTATGCTCCTGGAGGAACAAGAAAAAAATACTATAGACATATTAAATCAAAATAAAAAGAGGAATTAACCTCTTTTTTTATTTCCAAAGAAATAATTGACAGTATACGCAAAACCAACAACAGCTAGGGGAACAATTATAAATGCTGCATAAGTAATTTCGTTTAATCTACTTTCATATTGTTGTATTTGTTGTTTTAATTGAGTATTTTCTTCTTGTAATTCAGTATAACTCATAATTTATTAATCTTCCTTTTTTATTTTTCCCTCTTTTAGTAATTTAGCACAAATTCTAATAAATTCTACATAAGTTAAGCCATTTTCTTTAATTAGTTTTTTAATTTCGGCTAGTTCTTCTTTTGGTAAAGATATATGAAGAGTTCCATAATTTTCTTTCATATATTCCATATCATATCTTCTTTTATTAGCTATTGCATCTTCGCTTAATCTATCTTTTTCGGTTTTCATATAATTCCTCCTTTTCTTAATTATAATGTATTATTAACTTAATCGCAAGTTTATTGATATAATTGATCGTGAATTGCTTCGTTTATTTGTTCAGCTAAATATTCGTCTTGAACTATATTTTCGGCCATTTTTTTGATTTCTTCGTCATTTAATTTATTTAAATAACTTAAATCTTCAGTTAAATCTTTTATATCTCCACGATTACAAACAATATCGCTTTTAATATAGTCAATTTCATTTTCTATATATGATTTAATTTCTTTTATTAACCATTCTTTCATTACTTTTCCTCCTTTTCTAATTTTAATGTAATAAATGGGTAGCCTTTTCTAATAATATTAAATTTATTATTATAGCTTATAGGGTAGTATTCTTTACATAAATCAATATTTTTGATTGATCCACGTAATATTTCTTTAAATTGTTCTAATGTGTATTCTTTTTTAGTTTCTACGTATAAAGTAGTAAACTCTTCTTCGTCAAAACTAGGTATTTCGAAAGCAAATATCATATTATTCCTCCTTTACTTTTTTATAAACATATTTATTATTTCTATAAGTAATGCCTATCTCTTTAAAATATAAATCTCTTATTCTAGTATAATCGTCAAAAATATTTATATCTCCTAATATTGTATATTTAGGAAATTGTTCTACTGTATTAACAGCTGAATTTAACGAAATAGCAGCATAGTATAATTCTATTAAAAAATCATATTTAGTCAATTTTATTTGATCTTTTGTATATGTTTGTAAAATAGTGTCTTTTGTATATTCTAAAGCAGCTATATCGCTACTGTTTATTAATATATTAAATGTATCAATATCAAACTTTTCCATTATTCTTCGCCTCCATATAATAATTTGTCTACTTTTTCTATAAAATTAATTACTTGTTCTCCTATACCATAATTTAGGTATTGTCCTTTACTGTCATATATATATTCTCTAAAATGATCAATGCATCCGTTGACTCTATTAAACATAAGTTCATTATCAATAAGCCATTTTATAATATCTTGTTTTAATAATTTATTCATTTTGATTTTCCTCCTCTTCTAATTTAAATTTTGCACAGCATAGATAGTTTAATCTATCTACTTTTATAATATTATCTCTTCTAATTTTTCCGTGAACGTCTTCTAACACTAAATTTTCTAATCTTCCACTAATTACAATTAAATCGCCTTTTTGACAATATTCTAATTTACTCAAAGCTACATTATTACATATTAAACATTTAAAAAAGTCAGTTTCGAATATACCGTCTTCGTTTCTATAGCTTCTTTGAACAGCTAAATTAATATAAGTGTAATTTTCTTCGTTTGTTTCAGGATCTTGTGTAAGTCTTCCTATTAAAGTTATTGTATTATACATTTTTATACCTCCTTTTTAGAAGAGAGGAATTTCTTCCTCGTCTTCCTCCTTTTCTTCGTTTTCGTCTTCTTTAGTAATATCGACTACAAAATTCTTAAATCTTATTTTGCTCTTGTTAAGATCAAATACTTTTACTCCGTGTAATAGTTCATTTTGATCAATACTTAAAGCACACTCTAAACAAATTAATCTATTGTAGTGTGTTGTTCCGTAGTGTGTGATCGCACATATTTCAGTGCATCCACAAAAATCACATTTTGTCTTTCTATCAAAGTTTAATATTTCAAAATATTCGTTGTTATTTTCCATTTTCTATTCCTCCTTAATTACAAATATAAATCAACCATTAAATGTTGTTCTTCACTTAAATCGTATACTTGCGTATAGCCAGTATTTTTATTTACAAATATTTTTTGATACAAATCTCCATTAATGTTTAATAAAAATATAATATAATCTTTGCATTCTTTTATAACAAAATCTTTTACTCTCCAATGAGAGCTGATCCATTTCATACGTTTTAATTTATTTAATATTGAACTTTTTGACATTTTTATTTTTCCTCCTTTGTTAAATATTCTATAAATTTTATGTATTTAAAATCACATGCTGTATATCTTTGACCGTCTTCGATCCAGTCAATACAATAGCTATATTGGACTCTTACATTCAATATAGCTATTATTATTGTTATTAATATAAATATTATTAATATTAGTAATTTATCTTTCATTTGATCCTCCTAAAATCTATTTTTTACAGTAAATTCTTTTGTTTCTTCGTTGTAGTATACTCTAATTGAACAGCCTGACCAGTAGCCCTGAAAGTTTAAACAGGCTTGTAATTGGTCTTTTATTTGTTTATAGTTGCCGAATACAAACTCGCCGTATTCGTCCATTATTTGTAGAAATTTATCTACCATTTTTTTATTAACTTTTATCATTTTTTTACCTCTTTTCTATCTATCGGCCCAGTAGCCGTATGTTGTTATATGTTTTCCATATCTTTTATAATATTTCTTTAATCTTTCTAGATATTGTTCTTGTCTTTCTTTTGTTAGTTGTATATAGTCTTGTTCTTCTTCTTGAGTCAAATATCTTTGAAAGTATTGATCTTTGTCGTCAAACCAGTTAGCAGCAACTATTTCGCTGTGATCGGTTCTAATTGATCTAAAATATATACCGTTATAATCATATCTACCAGTGGCGCATCCTTGAGTTTGTAATCTTTCTTTTTCTTCTAGATAGTTGTCAAGGTTGCGTCCTGGATCATTTGACATATTATAATTTATAAAATTTTGTTCGTTGATCGTTGGGGCATCATATAAATCGTTATAGTATAAAGTCTTATCAATAGATATCTTTTTTACTTTTTCAAGTTCTATAATTAACCCGTCTTTAGTTTCGTAAAAATCGTAGCTATCAATTAAATATTTTTGCATGCTTTCAGTGTTCCATAATTTCTTTGCTATTTCCATAGACTCGTTAGCATCTAATAATCTTAAACTATTCATTTATAACACCTCCTAGAAATTCGTCAGTTAACATTTCAGTAATTTTTTGTAAGTCTTTTATTGTCTTTCTTGTTAAGCCAGTAGCTAGAATTTTGTCTTTTCCTAAACCCTCAGTAATTAACATATTATTTTGTTCAATACTAGTATTATAGTTAAGTACTATATCGTAAGTGCCAGTATAAACAGGGTAAGAACAACCGAATTCGTTAGTCTTTCTTTCTATATGTTCCCTATAACCTAGTCTAAAGTTATGGTATTTATTAACCCCGTCTAATTGTTGTAATTTTGCAAGTTTATATTCTCCCCATATAACATAGTATTGAATATCTAACTTAAAGCCGTTTTTTGATCCCTCATTTATTTTAATTATTTTATCTCTTGTAATTGTTGCCATTTTTTCCACCTCTTTCTAATAATTCCCATATATTAATTTTTGGCAAGTTTTGCTGTCGTATGTTTTTGTGCATATTTCAAATGCTTCTCTATCTTTTTTAGTAGGGGTAAACAATACCACCATAAACCCTATAAAAATTATTGTTATTATTATTGTCTTAAATATCTTTTTCATTTTGATCAATCTCCTTTTATTTAATTTCTTTTTATGTTATATTAAAGATGCAAGCTTTTATGTTTGCGTACTGTTGGAGGGTGAGCCCTCCTTTTTTGTTTTGTAGTGTTTTCCACGTCTCGAAGAAGTTCCTCCCTAGTAGTTGCTAGGGGTTGTGTCTATTCGCCCATTGGATCATATAAAATATATGATCGATTTTTCTTTATTGGTTGCGCCCATACACACACACATTGAAGAGTTAACAGCCCCATTGGTTTGAAGCTGTCCAGTGTTGCCCGTGCTGTACTACGTGGGGAAATATATCACTTGAGCCACTAATTAAATTGTCAATGATCAAATACTTAACTATAACTAGCGCGTAGGTTAGGTATAATATAAGATGCAATCTATAAGCCTTTTAATGTCTCCCTCGTTATTGTTCGGCCTTTGCTGTGTATATTACATATTGATTTATCTTTTCAGCAAGTATATATTATATAACTTATGAGCTCGGGGCTTTTCCTCGTTTGCATGTCTTAATTATATCATACACTAGCGAGTAAGTCAAGTATATTTTTTTTGTCAATCTCTAAAGGCTTTAATTTGTCGCCTTTTTCCTCGTTGACAATTACATTATATCAAAAGCTAGCGCGTAAGTCAAGTAGTAAATTTTTAATAGTGCGTAAATAATAATAATTGTCTCGCTTTGTCTCGCTTTTTATATGGTATAATATATATAAGAGATATATCACTTGTAAGCTGTTAGATGTTCATTTATGCGCACGGGGTAAATTTGGGGTAAAAGTATATTATTGCTTATATACTATATAATATAACTATATATCTTTATAATACCATATAGACGGATCTTCTTGACTCGTCTTTTTTGTTTGGTCGTGTTGTGTTTGTGTAGTGCTGTTATGGTGTGAGAGTACACACATACATATTTGATCGGCTCCCAAAACGGAAAACCCTCCCAGGATGTAAGCCCATAGGGGCACTGGTACGTGTTGCCTTGTGGGTGGTGGTGATGCCTTGCCCTTGCTCGTACTGGTGGGGGTGGGGGTGTATCAATTATTCAGTGGGTGGTGTGGGGAAACGATACGTATATATCCTCAAACAAATGGAGATACGACAAACACCTCCTTCCGAAAAAATTTTCAAAAAACAAATGGCGAATATGGGGCAATATAACAAGTTATATATGGCAGCTTAGAGACATCGGTAATCTCGCAGTACTAACCCATTAACTGAGAAGCTAGTTCAACTCTAGCAGCTGCAACCAAGTAGTTAAAGACTACTAATTCATATAATCTCGGCTACTAATCGGTAGCCTAGAGTAGATAATTTGCAATACCTGTCTTATGAGGTATGTTATACAAATCAGTAAGACATTGGGAAAGTATAACACTTATCTATTCTAGGGTGCTTATTAAAATGGACTACTTAGTACATCTTCGGAGTACAAGTTCCCGAGAGATGCGTCTCAAAAGGTCAGTTATCAACGATAACGAATAAGTACTATTAGGAATTATCAGGTGCTATCTTTAATAGGTAGCACCTAGTAGATATATAAATATCTTTTCTATGAAACATTAGAAGAATACCTACACGATTAGAAAGTATAGGTGGTCGTGGTATATCTATTAGGTGGTGCTTATTAAGAGCACTAAGGTTAGTCCTTTAAACTCCTTTTATTTGTATGCTACCTTTATTGGTAGCATCTAGTAGATAAAGAAATAGTGGAGAGTAATAGGTTAATACTGAGAAATCAGGACTACTCGCATCGAGGTTTAGTTTATAGCGAAATAAACTTAGAGAAACCTTTTATCTATTAGATGGTGCTAATAAACTTTAGAAAGTAGGTGAAGGCCTCTCCTTTATCTTACTTAGTAGCACTAGGGCACTTATCATATCTTCATACATATAGATCCACCTTATAAATCTTTTTCCAAGTGCCCTCAAAAATTTTTAAAAAAGAAAATAGGTGATAAATAATGGGTACAAGACCTGTCGATAAGACTGGACTACCAAAAGGTAGACATATAGGCGATAAGAATTTAACAACAAAAGATATATATAAATGCGTATGTGATTATATAGAGTTAGGTAGTTATTCGCTTGTAGCACAAGAGAATGGTTTAAATAGAACTACCGTAACTAGATATATAAAGAAATTCCAAATGGAGAACCCTGAGGAATATAGTAAAATGATAGATACGTTTTTACTACGAAATAAGCAAGAAATGATACTTAGTAATACATATACTACTAAGAAGGCACTTACAAAGGTAGGAGAGATGTTAGACGATCCTGATGCATGTAAGAATGTTAAAGACGTAGCGATGACATACGGAATATTATATGATAAAGGAGCATTAATGAAGGGCGAAGCTACACAAAACGCAGCTATTGTAATTAAGATGGCTGGAGACGTAGAGGAATTAAGTAAATAATGGAATTAGATTTAGGTGAATTATATCCTAAACAAAAAGAGTTTTGTAAATCTACTGCGAGATATACTTGTTATGGTGGTTCTCGTGGTGGTGGAAAGTCTTATGTTTCAAGAATTAAGATGGTATTACTCGCTCTTTATTATCCTGGTATTCAAATTTTACTATTAAGAAGAACTTTTCCCGAATTAAGAGAAAACCATATAAAGCAATTACAAACTCTTCTTAGATGTCAAAGTAAAGAAGGTAGAATTGCTGATTATAAAGAGAGTACTAGAGAATTTATATTTCCAAATGGTTCTCGTATAGTTTTAGGTTATTGTGATAAAGAAAATGACGTATTACAATATCAAGGTCAAGCTTACGAGGTAATAACTATGGAAGAAGCTACTTTATTTACTGAATTCCAATTTCAATCGCTAACTGAGTCTAATCGTTTAAGTGGAATGTGCCAAAAAGATTTTAAACCAAGAATGTATTTCACTTGTAACCCAGGTGGAGTTGGTCATGCTTGGGTTAAAAGATTATTTGTGGATAGAGATTATAGGGGTACTGAAAACCCTGATGATTATTGTTTTATTCCATCTACAGTATATGAAAATAAATATTTAATGGAAAACAACCCTGACTATGTTAAGGTACTTGAAAATCTACCTGAAGATAGAAGAAAAGCTATGTTGTATGGCGATTGGGATGTATATGATGGACAATTCTTTCCTGAGTTTAGGAGAGATATCCATGTTGAAGAACCATTTGAAATACCTAATAATTGGGCTAGATATATAGCTCTAGACTATGGTATGGATATGTTCGCAGTTTTATTTTTTGCAGTTGATCCTTATGGAGAGGTATATGTATATCAAGAGATCCATAAAGATAACTTAATAGTAAGTGAAGCTGCAAATACATTAAAATCTCAAATGAGAAGAAGAGATTATAAGAATATTTTTGCTCCACCTGATTTATGGGGTAGAAATAGAGATACTGGTAAGAGTACAGCTGAAATATTTAGAAATAATGGTCTAGTATTTACTAAAGCATCTAATGCAAGAGTTCCTGGATGGTTAGCTATTAAGGAAATGTTGAAAGTATATAAGACTCGCCATGAGCAAACAGGAGAAACTATTGAAAAGTCTAAACTCCATATATTTTCAAATTGTAAGAACCTTATCCATTGCTTACCATTACTACAACATGACGATAAAGATCCTAATGATGTAAGTACTGAACCACACGACATTACTCATATATGTGATGCGTTAAGATATTTTTGTATAAGTAGAACTAAACCAGGAGAAAAAGAAAGTATAACTAAACAATTTTTTAAGTTCGATAATACTCCTAGTTATAAAGACTATGGAGAAAAGTTGGAGGTAGTATGAAAAAAAGAGTTTATAGAGACCTCCATGCTGATACTTTAGAATTAGACGTAGTTATATATGCTGAACAAATATATCAACTAGGTGGTATTGAGTCTTGGATATATTATACTTGTAAAAGATATAATGAAGGCCAAATCACAGTAATTTATAAGAAAGCTGACACAGGGCAACTAAAACGTATTCAAGAGGTTGCTGACTGTGTTAGATATATAGATCAAGAATTTAAATGTAATAAAGTTATTTATGTAGCTCCAGTATATGTTAGGGTTGATGATATATATAATGGTGCTAAAGAAAGATATTTAGTAAATCACGTATGTTATGGCGATGCTAAAAATCAAGAGGTATTTGAATTACCTGAACTTGATGGAGTATTTGCTGTAAGCGATTTTTGCGCTAAGAGTTGTAAAAAGAGAATGATACAAGATATTGTTACTTTATACAACCCAATAGAAATAGGTGCTCCTGATAAAGTACTACGTTTAGTTAGTGCTTGCCGTTGGAGCGAGGATAAAGGTTCTAAACAAATGTTAGAGTTCGCTAGAATGCTAGACGAAGCTAAGATACCATTTATTTGGGATATATTTACTAATGAAGAACCTGAGATCCATCATCCAAATATGTTTTTCCGTTACCCTAGATATGATTTAGGTTTATTCCTAAAAGAAGCTGATTATGGAGTTCAATTTACTCGTATCGAGTCATACGGCCTTTTCCCAGTTGAGTGTTTGAAACTCGGAACTCCAGTTATATTAACTGATCTAGAGGTATTTAGGGAAATTGGTATAAATGAAAAGAATGCTTTCTTTTACGATTGGGATATGAATGGTCCTGATGTAAAAGAGCTTCTTAATATACCAAAAGTAAAATATAAAGAACCTAGTAGTGATAAACTATATAAGGAGTTGTTGAAATGAGTTTTTTTAAAGTAATTATTCCTAATTATAATAGTGAGGAATATATAGAAGATTGTATTAATTCAATTTTAAATCAAACATTTAGAGATTTCGATATTGTTATCGTTGATGATATGAGTACTGATAATTCAGTTAACATTATTAAGAATTTTAATGATTTAAGAATACATTTAGTAGAAAATAAAGAGAAAAGATATAATGGAGGTTCTAGAAATGTTGGTATTGATTATCCAATAGACTCCGAATATACATTATTTATAGATAATGATGATGTATTTGATAGCCCTGACTGTTTTCAAGCATTATATGATAAGTGCGAGGGAACAAAAGCTGATTGTATAACTTTACCATACATTTATGATAATGGAACTCGCCATTTGATTAGATTAAATAGAAATACTCCTGAAGATTTAGTGCACGACAATAATGTTGCTTGTTGGACTAAAGCTATAAAGAGTAATTTAATGGTACATTTTCCTGAAAATACATTAATGGAAGATGTTTCTCAACATATTGAACAATGCGATGTATTAGAGACGTGCGTTAGTATAGATAAACCATTTGTAGTATGGAATAGAAAGAATATGAATTCTTGTTCCACTAACCCTAGTGAAAAGAGAAAATCTAGTGAATGGAGACAACTTGCTGACGTATATGATCTAGTATTAAAACATCAATATTGTAAGGATGAAAGAGAAAAGAGAATAAATGAATACTTAGATTTACTTTTAAATGGTAAACACGTATGGAAGGAGCTAAGTCGATGAAAAAGAAATTACGTAGAGAAAGATATTATAATTTAGATAATTTGCCTAAAGAAATTATCATTACTAAAACTGAAACTGGTTATAAAGTAGAACCTGTCGAAAAGCCTAAAAAGAAAAGAACTACTAAGAAAAAAGGTGAATAATGATGGAGTTAATAATAATGGGGGTGTTTATGTGCATCTCTTTTATTTTGGGTAGATATACCGTTAAAGAGATACCTAAAGAAATACCAGTTAAGAAAGTTATTAAAAAAGAAAGAAAAAAGAATAAAGAAGAATTCCAATTAGACGAAGCTACTATAACAATGTTAGAAAACATCGATAATTATGATGGTAGTGGTTTAGGACAAAAGGATATTCCTGAGGAGGTGTAATAAATGAATTATGAAGAGTTAGAGAAAACTAAAACTTGGGAATTATATGAAAAATCATTAAATTACTGCCAATATATTAATTTATTTAGTAATGCTGATATATTTAATAAGTTTTATATAGGAGACCAATGGAACGGGCTTAAGTTATCTAAATCAGTTGAACCTGTATGTTTAAATATCATTAAACAAATAGTAGATCAAAAGACATCAACTGTAACTGATAATTTATTTGCTATTAATTATTCTCCTGAAAATGGAGATAATGAATTATTTGTTCAAAAGGCTCAAGATGTTTGTAAAAGTTTAAATAAATATGCTAGTAAAATTTGGGACTTTGACCAAATGGACTACAAATTAAAAACATGGGCTAAAAGAAATGCTATTGTTGGACAAGTAATTGATTATATAGATTATAGTAAAACTGACAAAAGACCTATAAATATTGGTATTAAAAATACTGATTTATTTGTAGGTGATGAAAATTGCACTGATATTCAAAAGATGCCTTATATTATAGTAAGACAAAGAAAGACAGTTCTTGAAACTCAAGAATATGCTAGAAATAATGGTGTTAGTGAAGAAAAAATAAAACAAATCGTAGGAGATAACGATACTGAAACTATTTCAGGTCAAAAAGAAGAACTTGAAGATAAAGTATGGTTATTGACTAAATTTTGGAAAGACAAAAAAGGAATTGTTCACTATTCTCAAAGTGTTAAATATTTAGACATTATCGAGGACGAAAGTAGTGGACTAGAGTCTTATCCATTTGCTGTATGGAATTGGACTGAAAGAGAAGGCTCATTCAGGGGTGTTGGAGAGGTTGAATACTTAAAACCTAACCAAATAGAAATAAATAAAACTATAATGAGACGTTTAATTACAGTTAAGAATACAGCATACCCTCAAAAAGTAGTTAATGAGGATGCTATTTCAAATATAAATGACGTTGATAGAGTTGGAGCAACTATTAGATTTAAAGACATGGGTAATGCTAGAGCTTCCGATGTATTTATGAATACTAACCCTGCTCAAATGTCTACTGATGCTGAAAAGGTACAAGCTGAGTTAATTAACTTATCTAAAGACCTTACAAACGTATCGGAAGCAACTACTGGTAATCTTGATCCTGCTAGTGCTTCAGGTAGAGCAATCTTGGCAGTACAACAAGCTCAAAATCAACCATTAAATGACCAAGTTATTGGTTTAAAGAAATTTATCGAAGATATTGCAAGAATATGGTTCGAATATTGGAAGAAGAATTCTAAAGATATAATTGTATTCTATAACGATAAAGATCCTGAAACTGGAGAAACAGTTATAAGAGAAGAAAAAGTTGATAAAGCTACAATGAAGAGACTAGAAGCATTTGTTAAGGTAGATATCACTCCAAGAGGTGCTTATGATAGATATGCTCAAGAACTTTCATTAGAAAACTTAATGACTGGTGGTTTTATAGACTTAGAAGAATATGTTGAAGCCTTAGATGCTGACTCAGTAATGCCTAAGACTAAACTAGAAAAGATATTAAGAGAAAGAAAAGAAAAAGAAGCTGCTCTTAATAATATAGATATGCAAGCTCAAATGATGAAAGATGCTTATCAACAAGAAATGCAAACATCGCA